CAACTTTATTAACAGTTCCTGCACCAGCAAATGGATCTAAAATTGTGTCTCCTGGACAAGACCAAAGTTTAATACAACGCTTAACTAATTCTTCAGCGAACGGGGTTGTGTGTCCGATCCCTGAATTACTAATATTCCATACACCATCTGCCCAATCAGCCCATTCTGCTAAAGTAATATCAGATGCTTTGATCAATTCACAATCGCCTGATTTTTTATATACATAAACAAATCCGACATTAGCTGCAAGAATTGTATCTCTTGCTTTCATGTTTCTGTAATACAGATTTCCCTGTGCTAACATGGCTCTCTGCGCAGAATATTTTCTCCAAAATGCTTTTGTCCAAAGTGAGAAATTGTTATCTAAGAAAATCTGATTAATAGCACCAGTTAAACTTTCCTGTCCCATTTTGTTATCTCTACCAATGGTGTAATTGTAGTCTTCAAACTGCATAATGAATTTACCGCCTGGCTTTAAAACTCTTTCACATTCTGCAACAACAAGTCCTAATAAATAATAATATTCTTCATAGCTTTCACAGTTTGATAAATCACTTGGATCATTACTATAAACTCTAAGATTATGATATGGCGGAGATGTAATTACCATATCTACTGTTTCAGCATCCATCTTCTTTAATTCTTTTAAACAATCACCATTAATCCAGTTATTAAATAATTTCATATGTAGCTCCTTAATATATTTTGTATTTCATCAAAGATTAATTTTATCTACTCTACAACCACCCAATCTTCAGCCAACATATCTGTCTGACTTGCAAGCCAAGGAACTACATTCCCCTGTGCTGTTTTCATTGCAATATATGCCCCATATTCGACTAATCCGTCTTCATTCACAATGCTTTTTGCAATATCGGTACATGGCGCATAAGCTCCTGCTGGAACATAATATAAAAACATACCTTTCCCATTCCAACCTTTTCTTGCTACTTTTCTTTCATCTTTCATTGCATCAATTGCTGTTCCAAAATCCATAATAAATTCTCCTTTACTCTTCTGTATGACATGTATTTGTCAGTTTCTTATACACATCTTCATATAATTCCTGTTTGTCTCCGTTGTATGTATACTCTGCGTAGATACCATCACCGCTTACTGTCGTAGATGCTAAACATTTATAGTTCTGTAAAGTTTTACAACTCCAGACGATAAACACATTACTGAGATCAATTTTCATTGCCAAATGATTTTCTTCGCAATGTTTGTTATACCAATCTACTAATTTTCTCTTATGTACGCTCTGAAAGTGATCCATTCCTGTAATAATCATTTTGTTTTCTTCTTTGTTTACTCCAACCAACCATTGTCAATATAATAGAAACCATACGTTAGACCGCCAGTGAAGATAATCCAGAAGATCCAGAATATTGCTTTCAAAACTTCGCCACTCGACTTATATGACTCAACCGTTTCATGTAAATTTGTTGCACTTAAGTCACAAGTTGCCATAGTGTTATTTTTTAGTTTTGTGTAAACAGTTCCCTTAACAGGCTTTGCTTCCATACCATAGTATTCATACCTGACACAAGAAGAATGATAAATTCTTTTTAGGTAATGACTTCCTATGAAATCAATTTTATCTTGTTTGAATTTTTTACCTGCAAATTTAATCTTTTTACAAATCTTACTTTCTCTCCACATGTCATCCCACGAATACCAAATTCTCTTTCTGTAATGGACTTTTCCTTTACTGCCTTTTACTCTTTCAATTTTTTCATGTCTGCGATACTCTTGTCTGACTTTTCTAACATAATAATACTTACCACCAATTTCTTTGTATGTAACTGTGTCTACAGGTTCTAACTTCCCATAAACAAAAGCGTTACCTACATTGGTTTCCATACCATATTGAAAAACATCATCATTTTTTATCTTAAGGGCGTGATTGTATTCTTCATTTTTATCAAGGATGGAATTATCAATATTACTACTGATAACGATTCCAAACACAAGCATGACTGCGATCAATGTTACACTCGCTAAGATTTCCCTTGGAGTTATCTCATAATTACCAAAATTCAATCCTTTGTGTTGCTTCATATATTACTCTCCAAATAAATGCTGAGGGGCAGTTTCGGGAGCATCCTTATATTCTAAATAAGTATAATTTTTTGTTTCATATCCAAGATTATTTAAGAAAATTCGTGTTGGAAATTTCTTTACATATCTGTTATATTCTTTGATCTGCTGATTATAGTTACTGCGATATTCGGCAATTAAATTCTCTGTGACAGATAATTCATTCATTAACCTTTTATAGTTCTTATCCGCCTTGAGTTCTGGATAAGATTCTGTAACTGCTGCAATTGCTGTGCTTGCATTTTCAACAGTTCCTTTAGAACTACGTTCTTTAACGATTTCTTTAAGTGTATTTGCCTCATGTTTATCATAAGATTTCACACAATCTGCCAAGTTATAAATCAGATCCACCCTACGTTTCTCCTGTACGTTAATGTCGGATTTTGCTTTATCAACCTGTTCTTCTAATGAAATTGCATGATTCTGCGAACTCTGAACTCCAAATGTGCAGGCTAGAAATACCGCCACAACTCCTACTAGAATGATTACTGGAATCTTCCATACAGTGTTTTTCTCTTTACTCATATTTAATTTTCTCCCTTCAGAATTTTAATCAGTCCATCTTCGTCAATGATCGGAATACCCAATTGCTGTGCTTTCTTGTTCTTACTGCTTGTGGAATTCACATCATTGTTCACAAGATAATTCGTATTTGTGGATACAGATCCTGCGACTTTGCCACCTCTGGACTCAATTTCATCCTTGATAGCATTACGATTGGCAAACTTATTTACTTTACCAGTCACAACAAAAGTCATTCCCGTAAGATCAACAGCAGATTCTTTCTTGCTTTCTGGCATTTCAAATTCAAGTTCTTCGGCTAATTTCTCAACCATTTCAAGGTTTTCTTTGAAATAATCATCCATTGACAATGAAGTATTGATACCAATACCATCAATATGTCCAAAATATTTTCTCTTTTTGATTCTTTCGATAAACACATCATATGGATTTTCGTTATTCGATAGAGAAATCTTATCAATAAGCTTGCAAATATCCTTTGCCGTTGACTTCCCAACAAGTTCAATGCCAAGTGCTGTTACGAAATTAACCAGTTTACATCTGCGACTTTCCTCGATACTATTTAATAAGGAAGAAACACTTTTTGCACCAAATCCATCAAGGTTCTTCATCTCAGTTTTATGCTCTGCTAAATTATAAATATCTGTATAATCTTTTAGCCATCCAAGATCAATAAATCTTTTCAGAGTTGCTTCGGATAAACCTTGAATATTCATTGCATCTCTGGAAACAAAGTTTACAAACTTGCTTAATAGCTTTGCCTTGCAATCAGGATTCATGCATTTCAGAACCTTACTGCCATTCTCGTTGATGATTTTTGCTGCGCCACCGCAGGTTGGACAAGTATCTGGAATCTTAAATGTATTGCTTCTTGTCAGATTATCGTGTACTTTTGGGATTACCATGTTGCTTCGATAAACCTGAATCGTATCACCTGCACCAAGTTCCAATCCTTCAATATAACTTACATTATGTAATGTAGCTCTTGTAGTTTCTGCACCATCAAGATCAACTGGATCGAATACTGCGACTGGATTAATCAATCCTGTGCGAGATGTATTCCATTCAATATCTCTGATCGTTGTTTCGTAGAGGTCGTCGATCCACTTTAACGCCATCATATTTAATGGATGATGTCCTGTTGTTCCAAGTGATTTACCATACTGATAATCGTTATAAGTAAAAATCAAACCATCAACAGGATATTCATATGCCTCTGGATCAAATTTCTCAATATATTCTTCGACATTATCTCGATTAACAATCTGATGTTCTACAACGTCAAATCCCTGCTCTGCAAGATATTTAAAACTATCAGCAATACTTGACATTTCTTCTTCAGATACGCCATCAATTTTGACTAACTCAAATGCTTTGTAAGCAAGTTTTCTTTCCTTTGCTACATTCGCATCTAACTGCCTGATTGTACCTGCTGCCAGATTTCTTGCATTCTTGTATTTACCATGCAACGCTTCATTGATTTTCTGGAAATTTTCATAACTAATAACTGATTCGCCACGTATCTCAATACTACGCTTGTCAGGAATCTCAAGAGGTAAATTGAAAATCATACGTGCTGTATGAGTCACATCTTCTCCAATTTCGCCATTTCCCCTTGTAATTGCTTGTTTTAAGCGTCCTTTTTCGTACCTTAGTACCACCGTCAATCCGTCAAGTTTCCACGATAAAACACCAATTTTATCCGCAAGAAATTTTTTGACCTCATTGACATCCTTCGTCTTCTGAGCTGATAACATTGGACGTGTATGCTTTACTTTAGCCAGAGAATCAATTATAAATCCTTGAACGTGGTGGATGGGCGAATTATTCAAAACAACGCCAGAATCTCTCTCAAGTTGTTCTAAAGCAGCGCATAAATCGTCAAATTCTTTATCTGAAATGATCGGATTATCCTCTGCGTAGTACGCATATGAAGCATCATTGATTCTGTCAATCAAGACATTCATTTCTTTCACATATTCAGTTTTCATAATTTTTGGATTTTCCTTTTCTTGTTTATATTGTTTAGTTAATTATTTTAATTTGTGTTTTCTATGTCTTTCAGTAACTGCCAATTACTTCACTACATATATTTTTCTGTGCTGCTGCACATTTACTGTTTCGGAATGTGTTGATTTGAACACGTCTACATGCATTCCTTTTACTTTGCCTCCGCAATCTTCTGCCACAAAGATTGTATCGCCATATCCCTCAATCCTAACTCTTGTTCCGTAAGGAATAATGTTTTTATCAACCGCAATCGTATGGTACGGTCGAGCAAATTTATGTCCTGCATGATTCCAAGCAATCTTAGATCCATATCCTTCGGAACACTCATAGCATGGACAATATGCCGTGATCAAAAATGTTCCAAGCGAACTCTTTTCCAGTTCTTGCTTTCGCTTCAGTCGCTGGCGTTTAATTCGCAATCGTTTCTTTCGAAGTTTTTCTAAACGAATCTGCCTTGCTTTCTCTTCATCAGCTTTCCTACATTTCTGATAATGTTCATGAACATCTTTTAACTCAACGCTTTGGCTGATTGGATTGTTTGAAATCACATTATCTTGTTCATTTTCTACAACAGTTGTCTCTGTTGATGAAGTTGAAACCTCTACCGAGGGGCGCTCCTCTGCTTTAACTGTGTGAGTCATAAAGCCTGAACACATTGCCAAAAAACTAAACGAGACAACTTTCATTAAAAATCTTTTTCTCATTTTCGCATCTCCTTTCCTTAACATATTGGTATCTTATCATACTTCTTGCACCCTGTCAATAGGTGCAAGGAAGAAAGTTAATTTTTTAAGCTTAACCAAGTGCGCCTCTTATTATGATTTGTTACAATACATCTCTTAAACGCTTCTGGCTCTGCAAGGAGCGCAAATCTTTTCTTGGCTCGTGTTAACATTGTATATAACATGCAGTTATCAAGCAATTTGTAATGTGTGTTGTCAATAATACCAATCACAGTTTGAGCAGCCGATCCTTGAAGCTTATGCGTTGTTAATGCATATGCCAATTGCAGTTGCCCTAACTGAGCAAAAGAATATTCAATCATCTTCTCTTCGATATTTGCATTCATAGATACCAAACATATTTCTTTTTCTTTATCAATCGCTGTAATGTATCCAATATCACCATTGAATACATCTCGCTCGTAATCATTTGAGGTCTGTAATACCTTATCTCCCAAATAGTATTTACGATCTTTGAATTCAACAAATGGTTTATTACTACTAGCAAATAATTCTTTCTGTACTGCTTTATTCAATTCATCTGTACTGTTCGTACAATTGCTTCTGCGTGGGGAAATAATCACAACATTATCAAGCCCTTCCTCTTTCACAGATTTAATATACTGCTTTACAGCCATGTTAAATAATGCTTCTCTGTTCTTTCGAAACAAATAAAACATGTCATGTAGTTCACCATGAACAATTTTCAATTGAGGACTATCTAATGGATTAATACCTCTACGAATCTTTCTTGCATCAGTTAAAATACCTGACTTTTCTGCTTGTCTCATTGGTTTTGTAAGTTGTACACTATTTAAACCATTCTTTTTTAATAAGTCAGAAAAGATATTACCAAACCCAATTGGTGGTAACTGCATATAATCTCCACAGAAAATCAATCGTGTTCCTGGTCGAATTGCTAACAAGAAATTATAGAACAGACTTGCATTTGTCATACTACTTTCATCCATAATCACTACATCAGCAGGTAATGGGTTATCTTGATTGTAGCAAAAACTATCAATACCTTCTGCTCCAAGCAACCTATGGATAGTCCGTGAATCTAAGCCTGTTGCTTCTTTAATTCTTTGTGCTGCTTTTGCAGATAACGCACACGCAACAATGCTATTATTCCTTTTTTGATAGCATTTTATAATTGGTTTCAGAATTGTTGTTTTACCAGTTCCAGCTTCTCCAGAAATAAACACAACTTGACAATTTAATGCTTTGTTAACTCCTGTAATTTGCTCTTCTGAAAACATAAACCCTTCTTCATCTTCAACTTCAGAAATCGTCTGACTAATCTCACTATCTGTTATTGGTTCGTAATCTGTAGTGTTTCCAAATGAATATTTCTCCATATCTTTAATTAATTCGTAAATATCCATTTCAATTTTATGATACGATTTTAGACCAATTTTATCTCCAGATGTATATAAATAATTTGGTATTTTTTTATCTGATTCTTCATCAAGCCATTCGTCAAATATAGGTAGGCATTCAGACGCTGCATTACTAATATCGCTTCTTAAATTTTTGATATATACATATGTATGTCCATCATTATCACCAACTTGATGCAAGTCGTAAGAAATAAATGCATTTAACCGTTGATTTGAGCATCGCAATTCTGGTTTTAATTTGAGCGCAATATCATCAACTCGTTTAAACCCCATGCCCTTTACTCTAGTGAGTATATATGGATTTTGTTCAATCTGTTTTTTTAAAACACTTGGATTAGGTTCAGATTTCAACAATCTTTCAATCGTTGGTAATGTAACTCCATATGGTTGTAACATTACAACAATATCAGAAATCACATAATTTTTAATAATTTTATCTCTAAGTTTCTTCCAAGTTATATCTCCTAGTCCTTTGATTTCTGAATGGTCAATCATCTCTAACTGACCATTCATTACATCTTCAACAACATTAGGATATTTCGCAATTAACTGATCTGCGATCGCTGCGTTCGTCTGTGTTTTTAAAAATACCTTTTGTGCTTCAAAAGTTTTAGGAACTTCAGCAACTATAGAAAGTGGTTTATATTGATATTCATTGTATTTCTTAGAATATGTCATATTGGCTTTAACCTTATATTTCGTTCCTAAATACAACTCCTGCATATTACCAATCAATTTGCCACATTTGTTCATTTTTTTATCGGATAAGTCATCAAAATCATTATTATTATATGGTTTACATTCTGGTAAATCTTCTGCTGTACAGAATGTGTAAATCCCAAATAAAGATTCTTCATTATAATAAATCTGATATAATGGGACAATCTCAAACTCATATTCTTTTGTACTATCCACCACTTTAGGCGACAACCCCCTTCACTTTCTTAATATCTTCTAGCCATTGTTTATATGGTTTAATTTTCTTTGCGATAACCTTCTCGTCTGAATCTTTTCTGCATAACATCGCAATCTGATTTCCTTTGGCAATCATATCTTCATATTCTTTTAATTGCGAATGCCAGACGATTGCCTCAGTCAATCCAAAACTAGAATATAAATTCACATACGCAAATGTCTTTTTATTTTTGTCTTTCTTTTTATCAACTTTAGCGATCACTGCAACCACAGTGCAATCATCTCCATTTTCAACATCTTGAAATTGTTTTGACATATACTTGTATGCCTGATCAAATGGGTTATCGTTGATAAAGATTTGCAATGCTTCAAATTCCCAAAAATCTTCATTCTCAAGATATTTTTGATTCTTTGCGATAAATTTCTGAAATCGTTCTTTTTCCTTATCTTTATACAGTTCATACTTTTTATCGTTGTAAGCTTTTAATATTGCATCTTTGTCGTAATCATATTTCTTCTCACCTATACGGTAATCTTCAGCGTCAATATCCCATTTAATAAGTAACTGTTTGTAACTCGGTGCTTTTGCAACTGGCTTGAATGTTGTTGGCTGATACATAGATTTCAAATACTGAATTAAAGTTTTACGTTTATTCTTTGTTGGAATTGCACCTGCTTTGATCAACTGAATAACCTGTGATTTACTTGGATTAATACGTTCGCAAAAATTTTCAAACCCTATGAATTTACCATTTTCATCACGGTCTTCAAGAATTACCTTTGCAATTTTTTCTCCAATACCACTGATAGCCGATAATCCAAACAATATATACACATCGTCAATACTGAAATTCATCATTGATTTATTTAAGTTTGGTGGTAATACTTGAATCTTAAACGCCTTGGCATCAAGAATATATTTATTTACCATTCCTGCCTTATCTTTGTTACGATTCAATAATGCCTTAAAAAAACACAACGCATAATGTTTCTTTAAAAACGCTGTTTGTAAGCATAATACAGCATAGGAGTACGCATGACTTTTATTGAATAAGTATCCCCCTTTTTGGGATAACGTCTCGCTAATCTGTTTTGCAATTTCTTCGGGGTATCCATTCTCAATAATCTCGTAATAAAGCTTTTTAGATTCAGACTTCACAAGTTCAATATTCTTTTTACCAATCGCCTTACGGAATAAGTCGGCTCCTCCATAACTTCGACCACCAAATTTACGAACAATATCAAGTAATTGCTCCTGATAAATCATACATCCATATGTTTCCTTTAAGATTGGCTCCATATCTGGATGGATATATGTAATTTTCTCTGGGTGATGTTTGTACTCAATAAATTCTTCTAAGACATCCATTGCATCTGGTCTATACAGTGCTAATACAGCTGCCAACTCTTCCATGTTTGATACCTGTAACCTAACCAACAAATCCTTCATGCCAGCACTTTCAACTTGGAAAACACCATTCGTCATTGCACTACGCAATAATTCATATGATCCTTTATCCATTTCAAACTTTGGATTGTTAATATTTACATCAAACTCAGTTAACCCTGCGTCAATTTCAGCTTCTTTTACAGTGTTTAATGTGGCAACACCCAGAATATCAAATTTAATAATTCCAATTTCTTCAACGATACGTTTATCTACTTGAATAACGTGCTCTCCGTCAGTTCCAAGCTTCATTGCCATATAATCGCTAATATCTGTATCTACAATTCCTACACCACCTGCATGAGAAGATACTGTTTTTACTCTGCCTGCAAGATGTGATGCAACATCAAAAAGTTCTTCATATCTTGGGTTCTCTGCTAAATCTCTGTTATTCCATAAAGATTCTTCAATCGTGTCATATACAAATTTTTTACTTAGTTTGTCCATCTCGTGATAATTGAACCCTAAGACCTTGCCAACATCTTTGATTGCCACAATTGGAGTAATAAAACTGAAATTGATAATCTGGCATACTCTGTTTTCGCCATACTTATCGATCAAATATTGGATAATCTCATCTCGTGTACCAACATCTGTATCTGTATCTGGCATTGAAATTCGCTCTGGATTCAAAAATCTTTCAAAAATTAGTCCATATTTGATAGGATCTAAGTCTGTAATTGTAATCGTGTAACACACTAAACTACCTGCACAACTACCTCGACCAGCACCAATTGGAATACCATTTTCTCTTGCAAAATTGATAAAATCCCATACAATTAAGAAATACCCATCGAATCCCATTGAATGAATAATATCTAATTCATAATCAATTCTTTCTTTTCTGAGTTTCTGTTCTTCTTCTGGTAATTTATCGAATCCTCGTTTTACCCACCCTGTATCAATCAGATACTTTAAATAAGAATAATTATCTTCAAATCCTTCTGGTAATGGGAAAGATGGTAACTGAGGTGCCTGAAATGGCATGTGAATTTCATCAATTAAATCTGCAATCCTATCAGTTTCTTCAAGCCCTTTAGTTACTGCGTCTTCTCCAATTTGGTTATCCATAATTGCATGAATTTCATCGTCAGATTGTAAATAACATCCTTCATAAATTTCTGCTGCGGTTTCAGTATCGTGAGCAAGTTTTACATGCCAGTTCTGATAATATAAATCTTCTTTTCTAGCAGCGTGACTATCAGTTGTGATAATGTATGGTGTATTAGTGTCTACTGAAAGCTGTAAGATTTTCTGATTATATACCATTTGATCCTGATGTGAATGTGACTGCATTTCTAAATAAAAATGTGGAAAAATCTCTTTGTATTCACGAACATATTTAACACATTTCTGATAATCTGGCTCTCTGGCAAGTTTAGATGCCAAACAAGCACTACTCACAACCAAATCCTTTGCATATGGTTTTAATGCATCCAGATCAATTCGTGGCTTGTAGTAAAATCCATGAAAATTTGAATCAGTTACCAATTGATTAATTGCTTTTCTACCATTCTCATTCTTTGCCAATACAATTAAATGGAAATATTTGCTATCCTTATTCTGTTCTGTCATATCAAAGCATTCATAAAATTCAACTCCAAAAATCAATTTAACACTTGGATATTTCTCATAAAGCTTATCATAATAGCACCAACTATACTCATTGCCATGTTCTGTGATAGCCAGTGCTTTTAGTCCTATCTCTTCTGCTCTTTGTAAGTTTTCTTCAGGTAATGCATATCCATCTAATAATGAATAATGCGAATGTGTATGTAATGAACTGCTCACTAACTTTCACCTCAATCCCAAATATCTTCGTCTAATTCTTCATCTGCTGTAATGCTCAGAACATTAAGATCATCAACTGCAATTTGATATTGTCTAATACCATTAAAAATATTAATTTGCGCAGTTCCTACTAATTCAAATGTAACTGTACCTTCGTCAGAGAAATCGTTCATAATCCAATCATAAATCTTATTTTTTTCATCACATCTAAACATCACGCATGGAATATCATTAATCTTGAATTGTATTGTATCCATTTTTTTACCAACAACATTAATTTCTTCCTTATTTAATGTGATATTCTCGACAGCAATCATCGGATCATCAATGCCCTGCCCACGAATATTATCCAATTTAGACATTTCCTGTAGTAGTTCAAAATCTAATCTGCAAGCATCTACAATGAAATCAACCCTATAAGTTGCATCATATTTAACATCTTTCAGCTTGTCGTTTAATTCTGTGATTGCTCCAGAAATATTATCTGTCGAACATCCAAATGCATTGGCGTGACCTTTTGCCCATAAAAATGAATTTGTTTCGGATATCACATCTTTCAAACTATCAATCGGGCTATGATCTACATTCCTTGCGCTACCACTCATTTCTACTAATCCTGTTTCTGGGTTAGTATGTTTTCGTAATAATAAACATGGTCTGTTCATATCCTCAGCAATCTTAATAGCAACCAATCCTGTCAAACTACTATCTAATGTTTCTGTAACATCAAGAATAGTAATCTTGCTATCTTGATCTTTTTCTGCTTCTTTCATAATAATCGGAACCATCTTTTTCTTTTGACGATCCTGTTTACCTTTAGCATTTTTACATAATCGAGCAGCACGATCGTAAATGTTCTCTTTGATTACTTCCGCAGGATTGTTTTTTGTTGCTCTTTTCTTATAATCAAATACCTCATAGTCTTCAATAAATGCTCTAAAAACTAATTCTTTATCTTTCAAAGAACCAAATCGTACCATACCATTGATAATTGGAACGATATACCACTGAACATTATGGATATTAACAATACTGTGCATTGAATAATCTTGTGCCTGAATTAGTGCTTTAAAGCATTTATTCTGAATATTCTGAATCCCTTTATCCACTAATCGACGTGTCTCAAATGATCTCATATCCATCACATCACCAATATTGGCTAATGCACATAAATCTAAATAATCATCTGCATAATTAATCCATAATTCATCATCCATTGCCTGTAAAAATCTATAGACAATCCCAGCCCCACATAAGTCTTTATTTCTATATCGTGGACTACACTGATTATTTACAATTACAACTTCCTCTGGCATTATTTCTTCAGATTCTTCTT